TCTATCAGCAGTTTGATAACCACTAGTAGTACTTGAGGTGCCTCTCTGTGCTAGTTGCATGGCGCCGTTGATAATAATATTTCTACGACCAACACTTTCTTGGCCTCTTACTTTTACTTTAATTAAACTCATTATGGTTTCTCCGGCCAAGTAACATCATCAAGTGTTTTGTATGTCTTTGTGATATCACGAAGTGATTGTCTATAAGTTTTCCAATCTGCAAAGTTTGAAACCGAACCACCCTCTTCTCTTTCTTTGATTACAACCCAATCTGTTTGTTGTAATAACAAATCTCTTTCTTCACGAAGTTCATTAAGAGGAAAATCTGCAATTAACTCATCATACTTTTTTTGAATTTCTTCATCTGTCGGAGTCTTTTGATTTTCATCTTGCCATATAATTTTATCATCACTTAGTGTACAAATTGCATTTGGTCTAAGTAGTAAAACAGCATCCATTTTTGTTGGTTTCATCATTGTTTAATCTCCATCAAAGTCATTGTAAGTTGGTGTCCAGACTCATGGAATTGGGCATTTCTACCAGCAGTTCTTGACCTATAGAAATTTCTAAATGCTTCAAACTTACTTCCAGTGGAATCAAACAAATAATTTTTACTGTGTGGAGCTGTATTCAGAGTAGTACTATTGTATACTTGTTGCATACCAAAATTAATAGCAGTAGTTGGGTCATTAGATGCACTATATGTTGTTGATGCAGTTAAAGTAGATGAACTACCTTCTTGACAAATTGTTGATAAAGTTCCATTTGCGTAGGCATTAACATATTGGTGTCCTTGAGCCATAGTCACAAGAACTTTACTAGTTGCGAAGTGTTTTTCAATAGTCATATGCATTGCAGATGCCTGATAAGAAGTACTAGTTGTTGCTTCATGAGATGGATTAAATTTTGATTGCAAAGTTTGAACTACACAACCAACTGGAAATCTCGCATTTGAAACTGTTCCAGTAAGTTTTGTTGCCGCCATATCAGCAATCTTTGCATCTGTTACTGCATTTGTAGCAATCTTTGCAGTAGAAACTGTTCCATCACTTGGTGTTCCAACTAAAAGAGGTTCACCCATTGCGATAATAAAATCAATACTATCTGAAGCAGTCAATGCACTTGAAAATGTAAGAGTGCTACCAGAAACAGTAAACGAAGACCCAGGCTTCTGAATGACACCATTCAAAGAAACCAAAAGTTGATTTGCAGTATTAGGTACAAAGTTTGCACTATCTTTTTGAAGAGTATAACTTGCAGTAGCAGATGCTGTCAGAGCATCTAAGACTGAATATCCACCTACTTCTGGTTGTGTTCCTATAAACGGCATTATCTATTTTCCTTTATCATATTTAGTCTGCATCTGCAATAGTCAAGTCACCATCGGCAACCTGTTTTAGAATTTCTGCGTAGTGTCTGTTACCTTCATCCATTGGGATATTAGTTTCAATACCATCAATTTTGCAAAAGACACCAACATTATTGCCATCAATGTCTACTGTATATCTTGCTTCTGTTATAACCATTTTTTTAATTCCTATAGTTCTGCGTCTGCTTCGTAACCAAAGATAAGCATATTACCAGTAGACCATGCGTTTGATTTGTTAACACCACCAATACCTTTTGTATTGGCATCAGCATTACTAGCCCAATTTATAGTAACCCCACTTGTTACATTTCCAACGGCTGCTCTATGGACACCACCAATATTTCCGGCAGTGTCCTTTGTTCTAACTGTAGGTGAAGTTCTCATTGTAACTGGAAAATTATTTGCACCACCAGATTCAGATGCATTAAAAGCGTATGCACAACCAGAACCACCACCATAATAAGTGCCGGCTAAAAACCCAGATTGATAATAATAGCGTTGACAAGCTGCAAGTTCTTCTGGAAATGGGCTGTGCTCAAAATCTGTTGATGTATTGCCAACCTCTAACTGAACTCCTGTGAGATACCATAATGCACTAGATGTTCCGACAACATCTGCTTGATTTGACACTGTAAGGTAGTTTGCGCTTGACCGCCATTGTCCTGTTGCGTCTGCATTGAAGTTATCTCCACTACCCAAATCCCACCACAACCTAACACCTATTCCAGTAGTATTTAACCAAGTACCTGCTGTCTGAGCAGAAAAAGTAACCGTCTTGTGTTCCCAAGTGTTGGCACTGTTTATAGTATAAGTGTTTACAAAAGAACTGTCTGTATCGTTATTTCTAGTTGAAACTGCATAAGTTCCAGTAACACTTGACTTCACCCAAAAGGATAATGTGCAAGGTTTAGCGGCAGATGTACCCCAACCCAATGGAAGTGTATATGTACCTTCCATTCTTTGAGCAATGCCTGCTACTTGAGCGGCAGTACAACTTGTTCCACCAGCAGAATACCTTACTGAGTTTTTGAATGGAGCAGGAGAATCCGTGACTTGTTGGTGTGTGCAAGTTGCACCAGAAGTGTTTTTAAGTTGCCAACGGTCTACTGAGTATGAATTATGAGCGGTTGCTGATGCTCCTCGTTGATACACCTCTGCGGCACCATTTACGACAAGATTCCTACGACCAAGATTTGGTGTAACTTGTCCGTTAATTGCTTGTATTTTACTTAAAGGCATTATTCAACCTCCACCCATTTTGTGTTTTCTTCATCCCATGTATGAACACCACTTTCTGGATATGCAACTGGAGCCTCCCATAAACAAGTGTCATCGTCTAAAGTCCAAGATGAATATGGCTTAGGGGATATAAAAGCATCTCTGGTTGAATCGTATGTATAACCAACTCCAGCAAAGTTTTTCCTTAATGGAGTACCACCAAGACGATGTTCTCCACCATATGTATTATATGATGTCTGAATCCATTTGCCAGGGCTGTCATCTACAAATGTATCAAAATAATCTGCTTCAGCAACAATTACTTTTGATACTATTCCGTTTTCTACTTTTGCATAATGTGCCATTTAATTTATATTTCCTTAAGCTGTATATGTACCAGAACTTGTCCATGTTAAAGTTGTAAAACCACCAGATTGTGCAGTTGATGGACTTCCAGTAAGTGTTGAGGTAGCATAATTAGCATCTGGAACTTTTATTATTACTCTTCCAGAACCGCCTGCACCAGTATTAGTACCATTGTTTGAACCACCATTACCACCACCGCCACCACCAGTGTTTGCTGTACCAGCAGTACCGTGAGAACTGTTTGACCCACCGCCACCGCCATTTGCACCAGCACCAGCAGTACCAGTTCTTGTACCACCACCACCGCCTCCAGCATAAAGGACACTATCTATTGTAGATGCAAGTCCAGTACCACCATTACCAGCTGTAGTACTATTAGCAGCATTTTGTCCAGCAGCACCAGCACCACCGCCGCCACCGCCTGGGTATCCAGGCGACCCAGTGTTTCCGTTACCACCATCATTTCCTTGTCCAACAGTACCAGAACCACCATTACCTTGGGCACCTCCACCACCAGAACCACCATTACCACCAGCGCCGTGACCACCAAGACCACCACCTATAGAAGTAATAGAACCAAATACAGAACTGCTGCCTTGATTACCACCAGAACCCCAACTACTTACAGATGCACCACCAGCGCCGATAGTTACGGTATAGGTTGTACCTACAAGTAGTGTTAAAGTTCCTTGTCGCATACCACCAGCACCGCCTCCACCACCAGCAGTACCACCAGAACCGCCGCCAGCAATAACACTATAAGTTATGTCATAAGGTGGGTTGGAAGTTATTCGTTGCCATGCGCCATCAGCATAAACTTCTAACTTATCATCATCAGAATTATATCTTGTCATCCCTTCAGCCGGACTGCCTGGCCTTTGAGCCTCAGTTCCAACTGGGAAACTAAAAGAACCAGTAGATGTATTTGCTTGGTCTGAAATCGCTGTAGGTGTTAGTACACCAGATGCCATCTTTGCAGCTGATATAGAACCATCTGGTGGAGTTGTTGTAACTTGTGCTTGACTTTTGTTTATGACATAAAAGTTTAGACCAGTATCAGGCGCTTCTGTCATAGTAAGAGTTGTACCAGCGGCAGAGTAAGCTGCAGTTGGTTCTTGTCTTACGTTACCTACGAAAACTTCAAGGTCATTTGCAGTCGCAACTGGATTCGTTAAAGTGAAAACAGTTGTAGACCCATTTGCAGTAAAAGACTGTTTTGGGTTTGCACCCACAAAACCTTGAGTTGGTGTAGTTCCTAAAAACGGCATACTCTACTCCTATGTTATCTGCATCAAACCAAGAACTGCATCCAATGATGTAGCGGCACTGGCTTGAACCTTGAGAATATCTCCTGCTTCTAGTACATACTTTTGACCAGCGAAAACTTCAAGAGTTGTGTTTGCTGGAATAGTTACCTCGTTTAATAGTAGAGGTGTTGTACTTGCAGAACTATCTGTCATTTGTACCGTTGCGTTTACTGAATTATCTGTCTTGTTAGTTAATGCAAGACCAAGAATAATTCCAGTTGTACTGCCTGGACAAGTATATAAGGTTGCAAGAGCAGCATGGTTAACTGAAACCAATGAAGCGTTTTTAAATGTGTTTGCCATATTTCTATCCTAAAGCGATTGCTAATGCAGTTGCGTCATCTGCTGGGTCAAAACTCATCTTTGTGAGAGTAATTGCTCCATCTGCAACAGTATTTAGTGTGTTCTGTTGTGATAATTGAACTACTTGAATGTTATTTGTTCCACTAGGTGGAGCAGAGGTAAACGTCAGAGCAGTACCATTAACTGTGTACGCATAACTAGAACCGTATCTCTGATAAACATTATCAATAAACACCATGAAGTTTGCAGCGTTTGCTGCAGCAGGAGTTTGTGTTAATGTAAATATTGTTGTCGAACCATTACCATTGAACTCATCAATGTGTGGTGATGCTTGTGCGAGAACAGCAGACAATAACTGTCTACCCAAATATGTAATAAAGATTCTTGCACCGTTTGAGGGTGCGTCTGCAAAGTTAATTTTTGGTTCACCAGTTGAAAGGGAAATGGAATAAGCATATTCTGGTTCTTGAACAATACCGTCAAGAGACACCAACAACTGACCAGCCTGACCAACAGGATAGTCTAAGTCAAATGTTGACGCAGTGCCATCGCCAGT